TATAGGAATACTGCCAGCAAATTCCTCATTAAGGAAAGAGCGGATAGTATCTAATATTTTGTCATCCCATATATTTTCAAAGGTTATCATCTACGAGACATCCTAATAGACATTGGCTTACCACCATCAGTCTTTTCATTGACTCCAGATACATCTATTTCCCAATAATCATTAAGAGTAGCAGTATCTCCTGTGTCACCAGCAAATCTTATTTCTAATCCTCGGCTTAATATCTGATAGTCACCTTTGATTACATCTGAATAACTAGCACTATTGCCATTATTCATTTTCTCTGCACCAAGGTTATTGTTATCAGATTCCCATACTGAATATCTTGCAGTTCCCATCACTCCAGCAGTTGTTATTTTTACACCTACTCTATCATAGATTCCAGCATATGCACCACGAGTATCCACAATTCTTAAGTTACCATTAACTGTACCTTCCTTTATAACACCCATTGAGGCATCACCAGTTGTTTGCCAAGACAGTTTTGTACTTCCCTCATTTAAGGAAGCCATGTTAGCTTCAGCTTCATTAAATAATGCATCTGCTATTTCAGATGTAGGTTGAGAGGCACGAATTAAAAAACTACAAGCTATAAGAGCAGTTGTCCTTACAATAATATAGTCATAATTGCCATCTTGGTCTTTGAATTGTTTTCTAGGTAGTTTACTATCAAGCCTAGAGTCTAAATACTTTGTAGCATTAGATATATATCTTGTAATGATAGTTGCCCAATCATCACCTGATTCTAATAAATGGTCATTAGGATTCGTTGTACTGGCTTCATAAATAATTACAGAATCATTACCTTCACTATACAACCATTGTTTTGCTTCTGAGAACTCTACTCCAATATAAACATCTACGCTTGTATTATGAGTAGCACTAGTAGTACCTAGAAATCCCCTTTTAACTGTAATTGTATTAGAAGATATATTAGTAATAAGCATCTTCTCATTATCAATTTTTATTATATCTCCATATCCAAATACACTACCATCTGACACATCTATAGCAGTTTCTATAATATCTACAGCTTCATTTGTATTTGCAGTAGAATCAGAGTAATTTTCTGTTTTTAAGTAGGCAGTTAAGTCCTCTCCATTTTGAAATAATACAGATACTAAGCCTGTGTTAAATGACTCATATAATTTAAATCCACCATGTGAAAATAATTCTACCCAGCCATATAAGGCTTCTTTGCTATCGAACTCATCTATAGATGGGAATACATCTTTTAAATCTCTATGTGTACAATAAACCATGGTTCTCCTAATTTACTTTATATTACTATTGCTATACAAGTTCTACATGGACTAAGTCATCAAACTTATTGTCTTTTGTTTGCCCATCACTATCCCAATCACATCCAACTCTAACTGGAATCTTCATTACATGAGCAATGCCTCTAATCATGCCACACATATAATGAAATGTATCTCTATCATTCCAGTCAATAGGGTAAGGAGCAAGGTCAACAGCTTTTCCTTCAAGATGCTTTGAATATTTAGTCTTACTAGCACCTTTAGCAACTAACTCTTCTTGCCTAGCTTCTGTTCTTAATCCTTCTATAATAGTGACATCCATTATCTTAATAAGCTCATTTAAAACAAATTGTAACTCAGGCTTAACGCCTTTAAGTCTCTCTCTTGACCTTTTACCAAATCTATACATTATTTCTTTTTCTTTTTATATTTAGGCATTACTTTTTTCTTTTTAGGTGGTCTACCTTTTTTACTTCCATATGTTTTTTTTCCGTATGGCATAATTACCCCTTTCGTTTCTTTATTTTTTTAGTCTTACCATTTGCAGTTCTTGCAAACTTATGTGTTTTTGTTTCTCGTATTCTTGTGCCTGAATAGCGTTTACCACCCCACATCCAACTTACTTTTTTAGCCATTACCACTTTACCTTATTTGCCCAATAAGCACCAGACATTTTGCCTTTAGCAATATTCTTACGATGTCTAGCCTTAAAGGATTTACGTTTTGCTTTCATTTTAGCTGATTCTCCAGCTTTAGGTTTTCCAGCAGTTTTAGCACCTTGCTCTCCAAACCTTATTAATTTTACTCTACCACCTTCTTTTGCTAAAACTACATGAGATTTAGTTGGGTGACTTGGAGTTCTTTTTGGTTTATTAAAACCAGCTAATCTATTTTTAACTAATCTTGGGTCTTTTGGCATTACTTCTTTACTATGCCTTCTATTACATCTGTAACTAAATCAACACACTTTTCAAAAAACACTTGTTCTTTTTCTTCACTTACAAATGGAATGTCAATTTTTTTATTTATCTTGCTAGCTAGTTTTTCTTTAAAGTCATCAGATTGTACATGCTCAACCATATTATCTGCATATTTTTCTACAATTTCATCTTTAGCTCTATCTATAATTTTTGCTAATATTAATTTACTCATGCTATTTCCTTATATTATTTATTTTATACATTAAATATACTATTGTTAATGTTGCCACTACGCATTGCAATATAAGGCTTACCTCTGTTAAAGACAAGCCAAAATTCATTAAACTTGCTAATGATACTTTTACGCTATCCATTAATGTTTACCATTTACCCTACTTAAACTTCCTTTTATTTCAGATACCTGATTATCTAGGTCGTTTATTTCTTTATTCAATCCATCAAACTTTCTATCTAATTTATCATCTGATTGATTCCATCTATTAATTAGTTTAATAATCATGCCCTCTGTATTTTCTAATGTTTCTGATTGTCCTTTATTTTCTACTTGTAAATCTTGTAGTGCTTTTGCTTGTTCGTTTCCTCTTTTGTTCATTGAATATACCATAAAAACGAACATAGCTCCTACAACCCCAATCATACCAGCTTCTGAGTATATTGCCAAAAAGTCCATTATTGTGTTCTCCGCAGTTCTCTGTTAATAAAGTAATTATGACTAATGTCATCTTCTGTTATTTCTATTTTCTTTTGGGTTTGCCAAAAATATTTAAAGGGTTTATATCTAATGATTTTTTGTACCATGCTTCAAGTTCTTTCATCTCAGCATCATGTTTAGATTCAAGTGCAACAACTCTATCATTAATTGTTCCGTACTCTCTTTCAAGGTCTGTAATTCGTTGTACAACTTGTATGTACGAATAAACAAGTCCAGCGACAAGTACAAACACTTGAAATAACCAACGCAAGTTAATGCTAATAATGGCATTATCATCCAAGATTGCCCCTTTGTACGACCTTGCAGTCTGTTGCTCACTCATAACTCCTCAAGGTTTGTAATATTTATAAAAATCTTCTGGGTTTTCTTGGTCTACCACAACAAATATAGGCGATACGATTGCATTACCTGTTCCAGAACCACCTATAATTGCATATAAGTATTGTCCTTCTTGATAAGGTGATTTAATTGTATCATTATCAAATAGATGTAAAAAACTAGTATCACTAAATACAGGCACATAAGTACCATCTAATATTTCATCTACTTCTATTCTACGATTATTATTGTAATCAATAACTTCACCTATGCTTACAGTTCTATGTGGTTGACTTGGAAATTTACCCATGCCATTTACTTCTATTTGTTGATTGTACCACATCTGAGATGCCTTAACAATTTTCTCCAGATTTGCCTTAGTCTGTTTAGCTTTAGCACCTTCACCAATCCTACTAAAAGCAGGAGCGGAAGTAGTTGCAAGAGTAGCCATGATAGCCATAGTAACTGCGAACTCAGCAAGACTGTTGCCTTTATTATTCAATAGACAATGTCCACTCACTACCACCCAATACTGACATCACTTGAGCATGACTTAGTTTGTCGTAAGAACTGAATACGCTAGGGTCATTATCTGCATCATTATCACAAGCAAACTTCAATAGTGCTTTAGAACTATCTCCATCATCTCCATTATTCTTGCGTAGTGTGTCTTTACCACTTTGTATTGCATTATCTATTAACGCATTAGATACAGGAATAGCTCCTAATAGCTCTGATTTGCTCATATCCGAGGTATATTCATAGCCATAGCTATCCATCCATGTTTTTATCTGTGCGATTGTTTTCGAGTCTGTAGGAGCATCTGCTGAATCAATATCAGCTACAGGCACAATTAAATATGCCCTTGATTTCCAACGACCACTATAGTCATCAGACCATCTGTTTGTTATTTCTTCACTCATAATTTCCTCTAAGGTTTTGTTGTTGAACGATTAGTTTCACTTTTGCTGTACCCATTAGGTTCTGCGTTTGGTGAACTTGCTAAATCTCCTGCATCAGCATTTTGTGGATTTCCATGATTTGAATTTCCAGACCTATCGTATATAGTGCTTATTGAATCAGATAAGCCTGTTGAGGCATCTAAGGCACTCATTGCCCAATAACCTTTTAAGTTATCTGAGTAGCTATCAAGTAAGTTGCCATGTCTGCCTAAAGTGTATATTGCACCTACTTCTGTGCTACTTAATTCTTTATTCCATATAGCTGTTTGACCAATAGAGCCTTCAAATTCAACATTATCTCCACCAATTCTTATATTTGAAAATGATGGGTTAGGTGTATTATCTTGAGTACCATTTGATAACAAACTTCCATTAACATATACTAATGGTTTTGCAGAAGATGCTTGTGTCATTACAATATTTACCCAAGTATTATTTAATGTATATGAATAACTTTTTTCTCCAGATGCTGAATAAAATGCTATTTCTGAACCGCCTCTTAGATAAAGTAAACCACTATGTATACTATCATCTTGAATAAGAGTTGATGATGTTTGTGCGTTTCCTTTTACCCACATACTTATTGATAATGGTGGCTCTAAAGCAGAATCTAAAGCACCTGCATCAATGTATTGGTCTGCACCATCCAAGTCTATAAAGTTATACGCAGAGTTTACCCCTGTGAGAAAGGATTGGTCTGGCAGAACTGAGGAATAGACTAAATCAGCAGAGTCTTGGTTGGTCATTGTGCCGACATTGCCAAATACTTCTTTGAGAGATACATTATCTACTGTTCCTGTTGCATTACCATCAGAAGAACGAATAGAAAAAGTTGTATGATTTGCAGTTGCTAAAAAATAATCAGTAAACGAACCACTTGAAGTTCTTGCTGTTCCATTTAAAGTTCCACCACCATAAATTTGAACTAAAAAATTACCCGATGAGTCATTATAAACAATATCATAAGTAACTTTGTACAATGTACCACTTGTAAGAGAAACTGATTGAGTTATTGCAGGATGCCCACTACTTTGTGCAGTTTCATCAGAACTTGCTACTCCATTAGCTATAGTCCAACCATCGCCTTTAGCCCAATTAGAATCAGCATCAAAAGTTCCATTAGTTAATAACTCTGCTCCAAGAACAGGCTCATTTACATCTGTTATAATTGGAAATGTGTCACTTGCGTCTGCTGATTGGAGGACTTGCTTAATTGATATTTCATCTACATATAATGCTAAAGCATTTGAAGTAGAACTTTGCTCTTGTAAAAATAGATGTAAAGATGTTGATGTTGTTTTAATATATTGCACAGAAGTAGCCCAATCTGTTGAACCATCAAGTGCTACAGTACCATAAGTACCACTACCTGCCGATGTTCCCCATCCATATCTCCATTCATTTGTTTCTGTGCCTTCTGTTTTCCAAGTAATAGATAGTTTATATATTGAATCATTATCTACAGTCCAACCAGATGAATAAGCATATCCCTCATTAACGCTTGTTACAACTTTTAACGAGTAACTACCTATGTATCCTTCTGCAACAGATGATATTGTAGATGAAACAGCTGACCATCCTGTAGTAGCATTAGTTTCATTTGTTGGACTTGTAGCATTTGCAACAGTATTTACTTCGACATACAACTCTTCTGAACTACTCTCAAATGCCCCCATGTCATAACCTGCAACCATTTGCTGTGTCTCAACTGCTCCACTTGCAGTACCATCGTTTGAGTTAGAACTTGAATCTGCTATGGTAGGATAAAATGCAGATGTGTCATCCCCCATTCTCCATAGTCCTACTAACCCTGTATCAGCACTTGGATTATGTGTAATGCCTTTTTGATAACAGGCATAATCTTCCTCTGATGTTCTGGCTACATTATAAATAGCGATTGAACTTATAGAGCCTTTATAATCAGAACCACCTGCCTGTGTACCACCAAATCTCAAAGGAACAGAATTAGAAGTATCACCTATTGACCTTAAAGATGTTGAAAATGCTCTGCCATAATTCACACCATTGATATAATATGTCGCTTGTTGTTCAGAGTTATCCCATATTATAGTTACATGATACCATTGACCATAAGATAGTGTTACATCTATATAAGAATAATAACCATCACTATCAGCACCATCATTAATATTAAACAATACTTTTGATGTTGCGTTGTGATGCCTAACCCTATACCCCTTATTACTTGAAGTGTCGTATTTATCAATGATTTCCATATTAGCACTCATGCTAAGTGGATTATACCAAAATGTTATAGTCATATCACCAGAACCTGCATCTAAAGCATCATTATCTGGTATGTCAATGAAATCATTAACACCATCAAAATCCACTACAGAAAAGCGATTGTCTCTTTGAGGTTTAAAGCGACCATCAGATGCCATTTTAGATATAGTCATATTATCGAGTGCTGTTTGGTACACAGAAACGCTTGATAATGAGCCATTCAATTCTCTTGCTACATCGTGATTCCAAGAACCTATAGACATATTAGCAGTATCACTTGGGGGTGTTGTTGATGAAGATGCACTTTTTATTTCAATCCCATTTTTATATAGTTTATGGTTTGTGCCATCCCATTTCCAAACAATATGAAACCACTCTGCATCTGTTATTTCTCCTGCATCTGAAACAATTATACTTCCCCCTGCTATATATGCATTAATTGAACCATCTGTTCTTATTGTTATCGCATAACCTTTACCCGCAGAACCTGCATCTGATTTATCTATAATTCTTTTATGGTCATCACCTGCTGATACATCTGGTATATTTACCCAAAAAATAACACTTCCATGTGAGCCATTTAATGAAAGTGGATTAGATGATGTTATGCTACCTAATTCAATGTGGTCATCTAAGCCATCAAAATCACAAAAGAAGTCACTTCTGGCAATTGAGGTATCTTCTTCTGGTAGTACCTTATCCCCTGCTCTGAGCCATAGTTTAAGGTTGGCAGTTCTATCTGTAGCGTAAGTTGATGCTTTGGAGAAATCAACTGGCTTAGAGGCAATCTTTGCGACATCTGAGGCACTTAAAGCAACATTAAACAATGCAAATTCATCAATGTTGCCACCAAAATAATAATTTGTACCTAAATAAGAACCTATATATAAAGAATCAGAACTTGTATCCATACTTGATGGTATTGAACTTGTAGTTGATGCTGTTTCTGTACCATCCACATAAATTTTTATTGCTGTAGATGCTTGGTAAGTAAGCACAATATGATGCCATTGAGAATCATTATAATTAGCAGTTGAATCTTCTAATTCTTTATAAGAACCACCACTATGAAATATTCTTGCTCGTATTCTACCACTTCCATCAGAATTAGAACTAATATCAAGTTTAAAACACTCACCACTACTATTCTTTTTATCTACTATCCAACCATAGCCTGTGCTTGTTTTTCTAACCCAAGCACTTACAGTTAATGCAGTTGTAAAATCAAGACCATTAGTATCATACACCTCTAAATAATCATTAGAACCATCGAAATTGAAGGAATACTTGTTGGGAAAGCCGAGTAATGCCCCACCTTTTGTAAGGATGTTGCCTAATCCTAGCATTGGCTTATCCTAAGTAAGCTATAACTGAACCACTTGCTAATGTAAAAGCAGTCCATCTACCAAAAATTACTACCCCAGCAGGGAATGAGTTAGATGAGTCTATTGCATCTCCGTTACCGCCTGCTGTGCCTACATACGATGCACTTTCAGGGGTTAATGTTGTAAAGGTTGAATCAGCAATGAATTGAATGGCAATGATTTTCTTGCCTGAGATAGCAGTTGTGCCATCTTCGAATAAACAACCAGCTTGTCCTAGTCCTATGTTATTTGATTCATTTACTGAGTATTTGCGTAAGTCTGCCATATTTTTTCTCCTGAGTTATGATACCTTACCGAGCTTGGCTGTCTCATGGGTATCTTGGTTATTCTCAGGGGGAGAATAAACTCCCCCCAAGATTTTAATTACTGTTAAGTAATTTATTCGTAATCAACTAATCCAAAGATTCGTCTTTCACCATCACTATCTGCATTTCTAACAGCACCACCATATACAGACTCGCAAGTTACGAGTGTAGATAGGTAAGAGTGTCTGTAAGAAGCCTGCATCTTAGCTTCCTTAGAGAAAGCAAAGTATAGAGCAGATTCATGAATTGCGTATCCGTAAACGATATCATTATCGTCTGTGCCAGATGTTTCAAGGTCAGCAAGAGCTTTAATACCTTTAGTAGCATCAGCACTTACATCAGCTCCACCAGAAGCAGAACCCATATAAGGAGATTGAGCAATCCAAACAGGCATACCAAGAATAGCACCAGCGTTACCAGTTCTTCCAAACTCAGCACCTAATGTTGCTTGAGTACCTTGAGAGTAACTAGTTAGCGAGTTTAAACTTGCATACATTTCTGGAGACAGTACCAAGTTCCAACCTTCTGTGTCACCAGTTTCTCCAAGAATTAACCCCATTAAGGAAGTTAAGTTAGCCTGAGAAAGAACTGAACCAGTAGTTTGAACATGCATTGACTCGTTAGCGTCAGCACCGATTGCACCAGTAGCACTAGCAAGTAAACCTTGTAGATTTTCAGCTACTTTAAAGTGTAGGAAGTTATCAAAACCTCTAGCACAAGAATATGCTAATTGCTTTGCATAGATTTCCATCAAGTCATAGTTAGACTGAACTTTAACAATGTCTGGAATGTAAGCAGAACCTACATTATATTCAGAAACAGTTAAAGATGTCTCATCACTTGTCATGCTACCACCACTTGTTACATCAGCAGATATCTCACCACCTTGTGTAAAAGCACTAAGTGCTGGAACACCAATGTGTGGTAGATGAATCTTATCGCCTTGATTTGCAATTTCTGGTGACAAATCAATTCCGACATTCTTCATCATTATTTTTTGTTGGAAAGCCTCTAATATAGCTTGCCCCCAAACCTCAGGGATAAACTGGTCAGCAATATTTGGTGTTACTGCTCCAGTACCTCCTGAGTGAACATTTACGTCAAATGGGTCTGTAAAAGCCATTTTGTTTACTCCTTAAGTTATCTTTTAAAATTATTGAGAATAGAACTCCAGTTATCTCTACGCTCTTCTTTAGATATACTTTTAAAATCAACATCTTTCCTAGAAACAGTTCCAACATTATTTTGTGGATTGCTTTTAGCAGATGATAACTCCTCAACTACATCTAAAAGAGAATCTGTAGGTAAACTAGAGAATTTCTCTCTTTTATCTTCAGGCAGTCTCGACAAAGCATCATTCCTTAATCTAGTATCTTGAGATTCAAACTGAGTTTTAATTACTTTCAATTCTTCATTCTCTTTTGTTAATACTGAATTTAGTTCAGATAATTTACCTTGTTCTTCAAGTTCTGCCCTTTGCTTCTCCTCTACCATACTTTTCATCTCATTTAACTTTGTTTCAAGTTCTTTCTTTTGTGAGATTACTTCATTTAGTCTTGAACGAGGAATAGCATCCTGTACATTGTTTTCGACTTGAGTGTCGGCTTCCTGTTTTACATCTGGCTCGATGGTCTTTTCTTCTGACATTTTTACCTCTTAAGTGAGTTGGTTAATTTATGCAAAATTCCCTTGCATAATATGTATATCATAAACTAACTTAAAACACTATTCTAATGCAAGAAAAAAATTACGAATTTAAGAGAAAGTGGTTTAAGTATCTTGACTACAAACCACATAGTGGGCAATTAGCCCTACACTACCCAGAAAAAAAAGATGCCAGATTTCATGTAATTGTATGTGGCAGACGATTTGGAAAGACTTGGGCTAGTGCTATGGAAGCTACTTATGTAGCATCTCAACCAAATAAACGTATTTGGGTAGTAGGGATGTCATATAAGAAAGCTAGATTAATATTTAGAGAAATATGGCAAAGAATGGTTATTGGTCATGGAGAAGATATAGATAAAGCATCAGAAAAAGATATGTACATTCGTTTTAAGTGGGGAACTACTGTTGAAGGAATGTCAGCGGATAATGCGGATTCATTGGTGGGGGAAGGACTTGACCTACTTGTAATTGATGAGGTAGCCAAGATGAATAAGAAAATCTGGGATATGTACCTATCTCCTACTGTAGCTGGTAGAAAAGGTAAGGTTATTTTTATTACTACCCCAGAGGGCAGAAATTGGATATATGATTTGTATAAATTAGGCAAGCAGGATGAAGAGTGGAATAGTTATACATCTCCATCTTGGAAAAACCAACATGAGTTTCCATTGGGAAAGGATGACCCAGCTATTGTAGAAAGAAAAAGAAATATGTCTAAAGAACTTTTTGGGCAAGAGTTTGGTGCAGAGTTTTCTGTATTTGAAGGTAAGGTTTGGGATTTTCATAGAGATAAAGATGTGGGAGACTTCCCATATGACCCTAATTTGCCTACATTCTGTACAATAGACTTTGGATATAGGCAACCAGCAGTTCTTTTTATACAGACTCAGTTTGATGGAGAATTTGAGCATATAAGAGTATTTGACTGCATATTACATAAGAATAATATTAAAACAGAAGACTTAATTAAAATGATTAAGGTTAAGGGGTATCCAATAATGTCATATTATGGTGACCCTGCTGGTGCTAATGTTCAGGGGCAGAGTGGTGCTGGAGATATGGAGATATTTAGAAGAAGTGGAATTAAAGTCTTATCTACAAAAGATAGAATGAGTAGAAATATTGTTAATAGTGTTTCTTACACTAGGGGATTCTTCGAAAGTGCCGATGGTGTAAGAAGAGTTCATGTTCATAAAAATTGCAAAGAGGTCATAGAAGATTTTGAGGAATATAGATACCCAGAATCAGAAGATGGCAAACCAATTAAAGAAGAGCCAATCAAAGATGGTTATCACGACCATGGAAACGATGCTTTTAGATATTTTATAATTAATAGATTTCCAATGAGAAATAGAGAAATGAAAAGGATACAAAGATGATAGACAAAGTAATAAAAGACAGACTAAGCGAGGCTAAGTTATTAAAATCACAATACAGAAGAAAAGAAATCAGGAAATATCTTGATTATTATTCTGGCACTTCTACTGAAGAGTATATAAGACCTTACTTTCAAGGAGATGCTTTTAGTGAAATACCACCTGCTCTTCAAAACTTTACAAGAAAATTTATCAATAAAGTAAGTGGCATCTACACATTGGGTGCTAAAAGAAATGTAGAAAGTGATAAATATACTGAACTAACACCAACAAAAGATGTTAGGATGAAGCATTCTGAGAGAATGACTAGATTACTTGGTACTATTGCCAATAGAGTATATTGGAATGATGGCGTTTTTGATTATAGACCAATTTATTACTTTGAAGCGTATTTTGATGAGAATCCTTTTAAACCAACAGCAATTATCTACCCTCTGCTAAATAAAACAGCGGATTTATCAGATAATGAAGGGTTGCAATGGGAATACTGGGATTCTGAGAAGTATATTATTATGAATGAAGATGGTGACATACAAAACGAAAAAGATAATCCGTATGGCATTCTTCCATTTGCTTTCACACATAGAGAAGACCAAATAGACTCTTTTTATGTAGAAGGTGCTAATGATATTATAAATTGTAACGAACAAGTTAATATTAGCATGACAGAGATGAATCTTGGATTAAGATTTAATATGTTTGGTCAACCTTGGGTAAATGGATTAAATGCTGACCAAAATATGGTTCGTGCTGGTTCAAATACTATTCTTGATATGGGTGATGATGGTGCTTATAACATTACTAGCCCTAATGGTAATATTATGGAAGCTATTCAGAATATTAAATTTCAAATAGAATTAGTGGCATCTAATAATCATTTATGGATACAATGGGCTGAATCAGGTGGTGAAGTACCTAGTGGTATTTCTCTTATGGTTAAAGACATGGAAAGAAAAGAAGATTACTATGATGATGTTTCTCTTTGGAGATTGTACGAAAAAGAATTATATGATATTGAAAGAACTATTGCTGGATATAATGGTATTTCCTTACCTGAAGAGTTTGGCATTGATTTTTACGAAGTTGAATACCCTAAAACAGTACAAGACCAAATTCTTAAAGACGAGTTCGACCTAAAGCAAAATCTAATCACTCAAGCTAAAATAATGGTAAGAGAGAATAAAGATTTGAGTTTGCAACAAGCACAATCTATCATTGAGGAAAACAAATCAGTTAATGCTGATATAATACAGGAAGCTCCAGATGCAAATCAAAATGAAAATTAATGCTGATTTTAAAAAACTATCTAGTCAAATTCCTAAAATAGTAAAGGAACACCTAGTTGATTACGTAAGAAGTGTTGAGAAAGATACTAAATTAAATATAGACAACTCTACAGATGTTAATGGAAAGTCTTTAAATAGAGAATACAAAACAGGTCAGCCACTAATAGAAACAGGAACTCTATTTAACAGCCTAGAGTCTAATGGAAATAAATTACAAGTAGCACTACATGGTTTTAATCATAACTTTGGAAACTATAAGCACTTAAGAAGTGGAACATATGTAGAGAACTTTATAGGGATTAATGATAAATCAGAAAAAACATTGGATAATAAATTTTCTGAAAAAATAGATAAGGCACTATCTAAATAACCAACTCTTGCATACTACATATAATCGTTACTAGTTTATACTAACAAATATAAGGAAAGTTAGTATGGGACAGATAGAAGACCTTTTAGATTATCTTATGACACTTGAAGGGTTAATAAAAGACTTAGATAGACGATTAACAGATTTATCAGAAATACAATTAGCTAATAATCAATTATTGGCATCACTCATTCATGCATCAAACAAAATGGTAGAAGACATAAAGATTCCAACCAATGAGGAATTAATGGAAGAACTAGCTAAGATGTCAGCCGAAAGAGAAAACTGGGAAAAAAATTAATGAAAGGTTACAATATAGCCCTTTGGTATTGTAAGTCATGCTCATGGTCTTGGAAAACACTAAGTTCTGAGTTTGAGAAAGAAGACCAATGCCCAGAATGTGGTTCTTACCACACTCAGAGAGTCATTAAGCAAAAAGACTTGTTGTAAACTCTTATTTTTAGTAAATTTAAGTATGTTGTTGCTCAATGTGAGGACAATTAAATTAACTAGCATATAGGAGTTATTATGAAAATAGCAAAAGTACCCCTTCATTTCAACCGAGATGAGTTTTTAACACCCTTTGATAGAATGTTTGATAACATTGTTTCGAATCAATTCCCAGAATTTGAAAAAAACTTTGGTATATCATTTGAAAAAGGTTCATTTCCCAAAGTAGATGTAGCAGATTACGATGATTGTGTTGTAATTATTGCCGAAATACCATCATTAAAGAAAGATGCACTCAAAATAGAAATAGAAGAGGGCATTTTAAGTATAAGTGGTGATAAACACCAGTTAGATGATGAAAATGTTCGTTACATTCGTAAAGAACTAAAACATTCTTCGTTTAGAAGGTCATTTCAACTTGGTGATTTACTTGATACAGAGAATATATCTGCAAATTTTGAAGATGGTGTTCTCAGGATTGAAATTCCTAAGAAAGAACCTACTATTCCTAAGAAACAAGAAGTAACTATAAAATAAATGATTGGGGGCTAACTGCCCCCTTTCTATAGAAATTGTTTTTCCTTTTCAATAACCAGCTTTTGCCACTCTTTTTTCTGAGATGGAGTCTTGCGACCTCTAGGCAGAATAGGAACACCTACAGCCATAGCCCTTTCTCTCCATTCTTTGGCAGTTTTTCTCTTATCTTGTTTTGATTGATGTTTAACTTTTATAGAATCTATAACTGGCTGTGGTTTTCTGGGCAAGATTTGTATCTCTGGCTCAATATCCACATACTCAGCCTCATCAGGGTCTATTTCTACATCGCTAGTAACTTCAGTACTAAGGAATTTTTCAAATGGACTTTGGTGGTTGGCTACTTCCACACGCTTAATTAGCTTTCCAGAGTGTTCCAATACTAATCTTCCAGCCTGAACATTCCCAGCCTCCGCCTCACGCACCATACTATTTAATACAGATGGCAATCTCGACCCAAATGAAATCATATACTTCTGGTAGAACACCTCAACAAACTCTGGGTCTTTTAACCACTTATGAATTGTGACAGACGAAACGCCTGATTCCTCTGCAACATCCTTAATACGAGCAGTAGGCTCATTCACTAATAACTCTATAGCCCTAACCTTAGAAGGCTTCCAATGGGTAGGCAAATTAACACTCATATAGTCTCCAAACTTTCTAGTTAATCTTACACACTTTACAGAGACTATCAAAGACTTTCTTTTCAAATTCTTTTCGGAACATTCATTTGGCAGTTTAGTGAGTAATGAGGGTTAACAAATCGCTCATAACGCTCATACGCCCTAGGGGGTTGCTAATGAGACTCAGTCTCAATAAGGCTCGGGTGCTGGAATCTACGAAGACTAATTGAAAGAGTCAAGTAATTAAAAAATAAATAACTTTTTTGCTTGACTTTATGTTAGGGGTGGGCGTATACAAACAAAGTTTTTCTATAAACAAATAAAGTACTTGACATTTAAATATATTTGTTGTTAATACATCTAATAAAATTAAGAAGCAAGTAAAATATTTATCTCTTAATGAGATTGAGACTCAATAAGTCACATTGTCAAATGCTATAGTGTTTAAAGGCTTGTAATGATGCCTATATAGTAAGATAGTTAGTAAGTGTTATGTATGTATGCCTAGTAGTTAGATACGAGGATTTAGGCGGTTTATCTTCGACAAACAGGGATTAAATAAATTTCTTATTGAGACTAAGTTAAAATAAATTAAAATAAATTAAAATAATTATTGACATTGTTAAATATTACTTGTAATCTTAAGCAACAATTAAATAAAAAAAGGTTTAATATGAAATTCATTAAAAATAAAGATTACAATTTTTTAAGCTATTCAGAACCATTTAAAGTTGAATATTTTTCTAAAGCCGTTGACAAAAAATTTAAAGAAGTTTTAAGGTGGGAAATTAATAATTACAGGGGTTTTAGTACATATGATTCACCAAAGGCTGAATATAAAGGAAGATTAGTAAAATGTAATTATAAATTAGAATTATGCGTTCATCATAAAATTAATGGTAAAAAAACTTTTTTACTTAATGGCGATGATTGGTGGAATTTTCACACGAAAAAAGAATTGAATCATTTTTTAAATAATTTTAATGATTGTATGAAAAAAGGAATCTCAGAAGATTATGGGTACTATAACAACAAAAAATATAAAATAATTTAAAATAAATTAAAAAACCATTAGGAATTGTAAAAAATAACCAATAAGATTAGATATCAATTAAATAAAAGGAATAAAAAAATGAATAAAATAACTAAATTAAAAGAATTACATAATGTTTTAGAGTCTCAAACTTGGTACTGGAATAATAGTTCTAAATATGATGAACTAAGACAAATAGATAATAAAATAGATGAATTAAAAGAATTAATTGAAGATGTTAATATTTTAATGTTAGATGAAAAATAATACTTGATACTTAAATAAATAATACATAATATTAACTAACTAAATAAAAAAGGAATTAAAAAATGATACAAATAATAAATAATTACGCAATTGAAATAATATTTTTAACTTTAACCGCTGGGCTGGTTTTAGCTGAGATAGTTATAGCTTATGCATTTATTAAAAATATTTTAAAAAGGAATTAAAAAAAATGAAATTTTTAATAATTAGAAATTGTCAAAATTTAGGCGGTTTAAATATTGAGATTGATGAAGAGTCTTTAATTAATAATAATCATGATTCAGACTTAGTCGTAGAAATTAAATTAAAAGAGTTTTTTGAGGGTGTTGTTAGTGACTTTCAACACAACTATAAAACTTTTGAATTTTTTAATTTAAGGGATAAGTTTATACAAATTGATTTATGGAATAAATGTAGTATTGATGTAATGAATTATAATGATTCTTTTGAGGTTTGGATTTGTGGGGATGATGGAATGTTAGAATTTGAAATTAAATCTCTAAATAACATTAAATTTTTGGAGGTTTAATTATGAATCATTTATCTGTATTTTTAGGAATTGTAATAGGTTTGATTTTAGGCGGTTCATTTTTTGGGATTGCTCTCATGTATCAGGCATTAAATATAATTACAGGTCTTTCAATTTGGGCTTGCTTAATATATTGTTTATATTATCAAATAAAAAAAGGGGTTTAAAGTGGAAAAAATTTATCAAATGTTAACTTTCAAAGCATTAAGAGAAAAATTTAATAATATTAAATATGATTTTAAAATAACATATCCAGCGGACTCTAAAACTAAACCTCAATACAGAGTTAAAATTGTATCTAGTTTAGGGGCTTGCTGGTTTAGTGGTTCGCATAAAACAAATAAAAAAGAAGCATTAAAAGAAATAGTCGATAAATATAAAAAAGGATATGAAAATTTATATTTTATTGAATTGTATAAAATTCATGATACAGGTAAAAAAGATATTTTAAATAATACTTGGTATCAATGGAAAAAAATCGATAATTTAAATATAACAATATAAAAAAAGGAAAAATAATATCATGAACTTATTAACTCAAAACTCAAAAATAAAAAAGACATCTAAACATTTTGATGTAAAATTATTTAATTTTTCAATCCCAGCTTATAAGAGCAAAGCAGGAGAGATAACTTGCCCACTTGCTGGTGATTGTATAAA